AAAAAAACATATAGCAAAAAAATACAAATGGATCGTCTGGCGGACAATGCGCTGAAATATCTTGATATACAATCGTTTGTTATAGCAGGAAAGTTAACGAATGATATTGCTGCTATTATTAAGCGTGAAGTTTTGAGTGGTGTTAAATACAGCAAGTCATTGTCTGATGTAAAAAAGGCTGTATATGAGGCGTTGGCCAGTAAAGGAATTTTATCATCTGAAACAATTGAAGGTTTACTACCGGGTAGTGATTTAGCTAAAGCAGATTATATGTTATCTACTATAATCAGAACTGCAACATTTGAAGCAATCAATGAGGCACGGTTTAATTATTTTACAGATGATGAAGTAAAGGGTTTTGTGCAGGCATTTGAATATTCCGCTATATTAGATTCGAGGACAACAGAAATTTGCCGCCAGCTTGATAATGATATACATTCGGTAGATTGGCCTGGCTGGGATCAATACAGGCCGCCTAATCATTATAATTGCAGATCGTTACTGGTACCGATAACAATTGTAGATGAATGGACAGAATCAAAAGAGCCGAATGTAACACCGCAGGAAGGGTTTAAGTAATGCCATTGCCCAAGCCCAGATCGAATGAAAAAAAACAGGATTTCATTTCTCGTTGTATAACTGATAATATAATGTTAAAAGAATATTCAGATATAAAACAAAGAACAGCGGTTTGTTACAATTTATATAAAGGTGATTCAATGGCTAAACAAGTTTCAATGGAAATATTTGCAATCGGCAAATGGAATGGATTGAAGTTTACTGCTGAATCATTGAAAAAGATTGCCGATAACTTTAAAAAGCTAAAAAATGTACATAAAGTTCCATTAAAGTTCGGTCATAATCAAAAACAACCATTAACTGATGGACAGCCAGCGATTGGTTGGTTGGAAAATGTATGGTTTGACGATGCCACTGGAAAGCTCATGGCTCTTGCTACTGATGTCCCTGAAATCGTCTTTAATGCGATCAAGAAAAAACTTTACAGAAAAGTGAGTGTTGAATTGGATCGTAACGTTAAGTACAAAGATAAACAGCTCGGTGATGTTTTGTCGGGAGTTGCTCTTCTGGGTGCTGATATACCGGCAGTCAATACGATTGCTGATTTAACTGCTTATATGTCTAAACCAAATGCAGATTATGTATTTGGTGAGCATGTAGCGTTTACTGCAATTGAAACTGAGGAAACAATTATGCCCAAAGAATTGGAAGATTTGCTAGAACAGCAAAAAATCATGCTTTCACGGCTTGATAAGCAACAGTCCGATCTTGAGGTTTTGAAAGACGAAAACATTAAGCTGAAAGCGGAAAAAGAAACATTCGCTGCTGAGAAAAAGGCACGCGAAGAAAAAGAAGCAGAGCAAAAGATTGTATTTGCCCGCAAACAAGTTACGGATATTCTTGAAGCTGCCGTAAAAGCTGAGGCTATTACTCCGGCTGAACGTGAACACTTTACAAAGTTGCTAAATGTTGATGACGATGCCGCCGTACAGGCTATTGATATTGACGTTCTGAAAGGAATGGTCGATAAAGACGGCAAGTTGAATTACAGCAAAGAACAAGCCGAATCAGGTAAAGAAGATATTACCGAAGCTGATACAATCGACACTGTTGTTATGTCCAGGGCGCAAAATCTGGTAAACGATGGCAAAACAAATGATTTTGCTGTAGCAATGGAGATGGTATTTACTGCTGATCCTAAGCTGGCTGCGGCATATCGTGATCAAAATGACAACATTTAATCGGAGAGATAACAATGGTTGAAGGTAAAAGCGAAGTCATCGGTATTTCTGCCGGTGCTGATCTATCTGCGTTGCAGTATAAGATCATTAGCGTGGCTGGTACGCTGGCTACAGACGGAAATGACGCGCTTGGAGTGCTGCAAAATAAGCCGCAATCTGGAGAGGACGCATCTGTTGCATATACGGGGCATATGAAAGCGTATGCGGGCGGTACGATTGCTGCCGGTGATCGTGTTTCATGTAGCGCATCTGGCACGCTGGTAACAGTGAATTCCGGTGACAGTGCGGCTATCATGGGTAAATCATTGAGCGCTGCTTCCAGCGGTGGCTTGGTTGAATTTGTTGGCAATTTCGCTGTCGGTTATACCGCTAGCGTGACAACTTGATAGAGGTATAAAAAATGGCTAATGCAACAGGTCGCGCTCTACATATCGATAAAGCGCTTTCACAAATGGCACTCGGGTATCGCCCCGGCGGTTTTATTGCTGATATGATTTTCCCGACGGTTCGAGTAGCAAAACAGAGTGACGTTTATTATGAGTTTTCTCGCACTGATCGTTTGCGTCGTGAGAACACACAACGTTCACCGGGGACTCATGCTCGACGGGTAACTGAATCAGTATCTAGCGGGACTTATTTCGCTAAAAACTATGCTCTATCTTCTGCTGTAGTTATTGAAGATAAAGTAAACGCTGATCCGCTGCTTGTCAGTCAACTGCTTAACGGAAAATCCCGCTATCTGCTTGACAAGCTCGCACTTGATTGGGAGGTGCGCGTAGCATCGATGGTCAACAGTACAAGCAACGTCGGCTCTTCTTCAGCGGTATCTTCAGCGTGGGACGGTTCCGGTGATCCGCTGGGTGATTTGAATACTGCGCTGGATAATGTTCAATACGCTAATGGTGTACGTCCCAATCGGATCGTCATGGGGCTTGAGGCCTGGCAATCTTTCCGTCGTGATTCTAATGTTCGTGATTTGATCATGGGCGCAAACAATGGTGGTGGATATGCTTCTCTGCAACAAGCAAAAGATCTGCTTGAAGTAGAGGATATTTTCATTGCCGGAGCTTTTCAGAATACTGGTGAGGAAGGGCTCGGAGAAAGTTTGTCGACAATCTGGCAAGACAATGTTCTCGCATATTATGCACCGTCTGCGCCAAGCATTGAACAGCCCGCGTTTGGTTACAATTTCCGCTGGGCTGCGCCTGGGCTGCCAAACATGCAGGTTGAACGGCATCCTTACGACAGCAGAACCAAGTCCGAAGAGATCGAAGTCGGGTATTATCAAGACGAAAAGATCACCGGTGCGTCTTACGGATTCCTGCTTACAGCTGTAAACAGCAGCACATAAACTATACCAGGGGGCACTGCCCCCTTTTTATATGGGGTTTGATATGTTGACACCGAGCAAAGATGATCCAAATCGACGTAAAGAATTAGCACGAAAGAAAAAAGACCCATTTTCATTTGGCACTGGTCATAAGACCAAAAAGGATTTGCCGGAAGATTGGAAAGGCAACAAGGGATTAGTTTCTGATTCAAAAAAGGTTTAAAGAATAAACATGCTACTAGCTGTGGAGAATGAACAATGTTCATAACTATGCATTGCGGCGGAATGCCGTTTGATGGTAATACAATAAATGAAAAATCTTTAGGCGGTTCAGAAACAGCCGCTTATTATATTGCAAAAGAATTGGCAGAACAGGGGCATAATATTACTCTGTTTACAAATCACCAGAATGAAGGGGTGTTTGATGGCGTGCGTTATGCGTTCGCGGGGGATAGATCAGAAGATGCGCCGCTGGGTGATCGATTTCATTACTACGCATCTAATACACCAGCAGACGTATTGATTATTCAGCGCTCGCCTAGTGCATTTAAATATTCATATCCAGCGAAAGTAAAGTTGTTGTGGGTTCATGATCTTGGCAGTAAAAACCAACGTCCTGAGCTACATGCTGGATTGCATCAGATTAACGGCATTCTCACAGTAAGCGAATATCACAAAAAACAGATTGTTGAATCGTGGGGAATTAATCCCGATATTGTTTATCCGATCACAAACGGCATTGATTTAACTCTATACGAAGAGCCGGATCGTGCAGCAGTATTAGATATGCATCCGGTATTTTCAGAGCTTGACGATAAACTTGTTATGCTTTATTCCAGCCGCCCGGAACGCGGTTTGGAGAATCTCGTATCTCCCGATGGGATCATGCATCAATTATGGGAGCAGGGATATAAGGACGTGCATTTGATTGTTTGTAGTTACGACAATACCACCCCACAGATGGAATCATATTATCATCAGTTATGGGAAGCTTGTGATGTTCTCCCGAATGTTACAAATGTTGGATCATTAACTAAACGGAATTTAGCTGCTCTTCAGATGTATGCTGATCTACATATTTATCCAACCGCGTTCAAAGAGGTTTCCTGTATTACTGCGATGGAATGCATGGCTGCTGGACTTCCGTTTCTGTCAACAGACGCTGGCGCATTGCCGGAGACCTGTTCAATTTCGGACGGTGCAAAGTTAATTGCGCTTGATGATGTGACAATGAATATAAAGAGTTTTGTCGAGCGTGTTGATTTCTATTTGTCCAATCGTGAAGTTCTGCGTGATTATAGTGCAGCCCAGATAGAAGCTGCGCCGTATTATTCATGGGAGAACGCCGCTAACAGGTTGATGAATGTAGTTAGTCGAATATTCGATAAACCAAGCACAGCGGCTAAATTACGAGGTCTGATTAAGGATTCTGACATTGTTGCGGCATTTAAATTTGTTGAGCAGAACAAACTACATGATAGTGATGATCCAATTATCAAAACATGTATTCAGGAACTTGATGAGTGTTATCAGTTTTATATTAATGATACATTTCGTCAACACTATGCAGATTATTATGAATATGAAAATCAGCGTGGAGTTAATTATGGTCCGCAAGAAATGGACGGAACCCCGCGTTTTGAATGGGTAGCATCAAAGATTGCTGAATTGCCGCATGGAGCCAGGGTATTGGACTATGGTTGTGCGCATGGACATTACGTTATTAATTTAGCAAAACGATTCCCTGATAAAATATTTGTCGGTGCAGATATAACAGAACGAAATATAAAAACAGCTGAATCATGGGCAAAATCAGAAAAACTAGACAATATTCGGTTTATTCATGGTGCAATCGGTGATGATTCAGTAAATGCAATCATTGATTCGGGGCCGTATGATTGTATTATTGCAGCTGAAGTAATTGAGCATGTTGGAAACCCAAACTATCACATTGATGCACTGCGTTATTATATGAGCGCTGATGCGCTGATGATTATGACGGTTCCATATGGCCCATGGGAAGCGCAGGGATATAAAGAACAGTATCCATTGCGTGCTCATTTGCATCATTTTGAGCGTTCAGATTTGCATGATATGCTCAGTGGATTTGATGATTTTAATGTTATCTGCATTCCTCATAATCAATTTGTTGGATCATATGGCATAACGTTCAAAGCCAGCGTAGGCAAAAAGTCTGGATCAATAGATTATTCACGCAAATTTAATACGATGATGCCGAGAGAAACGGTATCGCTTTGTATGATCGTTAAAGATGGCGAGGCAACATTAAGGAATACATTGAATTCTGTTTCTGATATTGCTGATGAGATTAATATTTATATTGACCCGGCAACATCAGACAACACCGACAGTGTAATAGGGTCGTTTGGAGAGGCCAAAAACGGATACCCTTGGCCTATCGTTACTGTTGGAAAATTATCCGCATCAGCTACAGAAATCGGCTTTGATGCCGCTAGAAATGAGTCTATTGCTGATGCTGTTGGTGATTGGATTATGTGGCTGGATGCTGATGAAGTGGTCAATTATCCCGAACGATTAACCGCCGGTTTGCAGCCCAATGCTTTTACAGGATATGGGATTCCTCAACATCACTTTGCAGTTGAGCCGCTGGGTGTGATTAAAACTGATTATCCAGTGCGTCTATTCAGAAACAACAATAATATTAAATTTTTTGGAGTAGTTCATGAGCATCCGGAAAAGGCATTAAATAAAGGGATCGGATTTGCTACGCAATATAGCGGGGTTGATATAGCTCATTACGGTTATATGAATGAAACTATACGCCGCAATAGATTTCAGCGTAATATTGGATTGATGAAACGAGACAGGAAAGTATATCCTGATCGAATTTTAGGAAAATTTTTATGGTTACGTGATACATCACAAATGTGCGGATATGAATTGGATGCAAATGGCGGCCATATAACAGAATCAATTATCGACAAAGCCAGGGAAGGTATTGAAATGTGGAATGATTTGCTGAAACAGAATCAAATTCGTATGCTTGTAGATGGGATTGATTATTATAATAAGTTAATGTTGATTCTTGGTGCTAATATTGAAGTATCGATGAAGATTGATACAGCACAAATACCAAGCAGAACATCTGCTAAAAACGTGAATACGGTTACGGGGCTTTTTTTCAATGAAGAAGAAGCAAAACATTTCTTTAATGCAATTCTTCATGAAAAGGTGAAGCACTATGAATGATAATTTACCAATAAAGAGCAAATGGGTCTTTGAGATTACGCGGGCAGATGGGCGGATTGAAAAAAAGGAAATATGCAATACAATGATTGCAGCCGGACTTAATCAATCAGCAAAACTTTTGACATCTAATACAAATTCAGCATTTATTTATTTATCAGTTGGAACTGTATCTAATCCTGCATCATTGGGGTCTGCTGAATTTGGCGAGGTTGGGCGCAAGGCAGCGTCTACAGCTACCAGCTCAAACGAAACGGCTATATTAGTTACTACATGGGCGGGTGCAGCCGATAGCCTTACCGGGGTTGCGTTGTATTCTGGCGCATCAGTTAATCATGCGGATTCAGGACAAGGTGAGATTCTTAATATTGTGAATAGTGTTGATGTGACATTACAAGATTCTGATCATTTGAAAATCCAGATGGAAGTTCGTGTCGGTTCGCATAATCTATAATGTAAACAATGACGACAGTATTTAAACTTAAACTACGTCCAATTGTTGTTGGAATAGTTACAAAACTAGACGAGATTGGTGAGATAATCCGACAGGGCGTTCTTTATGAACGAACGATAAGCGACAATATTAATCTGCTGGATTCTGTAGAAATAGAAGCATATTATAATTTCGGTCGAATTATATCTGATAGTATGAACTTATCTGACAATGTAATAGCAAATTCAATATTGCTTGTTGATGTATTTTTAGATGATTCTATTACTGTTGCTGATATAGCTGAAATTGAATCTCAATATTCAAGAGATTCTGATTATGACAGCGTTATTATTTCTGATTCAATCGGAATTGCTGTAATTCGTGTTAATGCAGTATCTGTTAATGACAGTGTTGAGCTAAATGATAATTGTGTGGTAACGGTGACAACATCAGGTATTACGGTTCTTGATAAAGATGGAAATTCATTTGATGTGGCATTAAACGTTTTGAATTCGTCAGGCTCTAGCTTTACAGTGACGAATAAAGTATTGAACTCATCTGGCACGGAATTTACGGTAAGCTAATATGGCAAAAAGAGAAATAATTGCACTAAACGAAGATTTCGGAGCGGCAGATGAGGCACAGCTTGAGGCTGCTCAAACAACTGATACTTACGTGCTCCCGCGAGATACTTACAGTACAACCGGCGTGTTTGTTTCTGAAATAGCGGACGGAGCTACTGCGGTAGGATTTGTTCTTGATACAGACAACGATCTAGCAACTGCTGGAGCAAAACTACTGAGTTTGCGGAATTTCGGTACAGAGAAATTCAGCATAGACAATGACGGCCGCATAAAATCACACGGTTATTATCGACAGTTAGGCTTTGGTGGTTCAGCGCTGGGAGATAATAAGCAGGGAGAAGCACGATTAGAATGGGGGGCCAATTTTTCACATTTATTACATCTGCGTAAATATCCAACAGCGGACAAAGGGCTGTCGATTACATCAGATTCGCCGTGGTCGCTTGGCGCGAGAACAGAGCCTTTTGCAAATGTTATTGCCGAATCTATTGTACTTGATAACTCATATACTGATACTACGAATTATGAGACCGGCGGGATTGCATGGAACTCAAATGTGCTTGAGCTAAAGACAGAAGCGGCTGGAACCGGTGTTGCTCGTGATTTAGCGATTTCACCTGCCGGGCTTTTACTGTTTTTGAATCTCCCCACATCTGATCCAGGTGTTGCAAACGCAGCATGGCTCGATGCCGGTCATTTAGCTATATCAGCAGGATAATGAGGACTGAAAATGTTTACAAATAACGAATTGCAATTTCTTATTGAAGCCGTGAATGCAACACCGATTCAGGGCAAACATGCCAGGCTTGTTGTAGGCGTGTTGGATAAACTTGAAGAGGAGCAGAAACGGGAGTCCGAGAATGGCGACACTGATTAAGCAAGACGGGACAGAGATTGAATCATCCACTTATTTTGATCTGATTCAGATAATCACTCGCGGTGATCATGTTATGCGTCTGACGGTATCCGAACGATGGCCAGACGGGACAATTGCAAATGAGCCGGATGGTGGCAAACCGGGCAGTGATGTATTTGAAGTTCCAATTCTTGATGAGAACGGAATGCCCAATTCCTTGCTCGGAAAAGCCATGCTGGAAGCTGCTGCCGGAATGGGTATTGATCTGAGCGTATTGCCGCCAGAGGCACAGGGTAAGATGCTGCTAGATGCAGTCCGGTTGGCCGCTGTAACAGTAGCAAAGCAAAAGCAATATATCGCAGAAAATGCGAATGTGGAGACTCTATTATCATGAAAAATTTAACAGTAATGGTTGCGGGATTTCTTTTAACACTAACCGGATGCTCATCTTTCATGCAGGCGGATAAGAATACAGCTGTATTCGTGAAAGCCAATCCCAATGCAACGAATATCCATCAGTTTGAGAATGTAGTAGAAGCAATTGAAGGTGATCAGAAGATCACCGGCTACGTCCAAGATGGTGTTTGGCACGAAATGGAGCCGGTTAAAGTGCCGCGTTTCGATGCGGCGGAAGCTGGACAGCTGGCAGATGTGGGAACGACTGCGGCGGGTCTGGCACTTGGCTTTGCCGAAGCAAACCCGCTGGGTGTTATCGGGCCGACTGTCGGAAAGTTCATGGCAAATATGTTTATCGAAGATGCCGTTGACTGTAGAGACCTCAAGCCCATTCTCTCGGGTTATGGTTGGGGTGCTACTGGCATGAATCTCACTACTCTGGCCGTTGGGTCATTCACGCCCTGGAGCGCCGGAGTTGGCGTTCTGGCGGCTGTGGCAGCATATAACTTTCTGCCAGGTGATGATGGTTGTGTTGATTGGGTAGGCAAGCGGGTTTTACTTTAATCAGAGCCGGATTCGATATGATAGAAACACTGATAGGCGATACAGTACAGTTAACATGGATTGATTCAGCTACGGCTGTTGATTCGGATATTGCATATTCTGTTTATACCGGAAGTGAAACTATCGTAGATACAGGGACGTTAGTTGAATCAGGAAACGGGCATTATTATCAATTTATAACCGTCCCTGACGCTCCCGGTAATTATGTTGTTGAAACGTTAGCTATTATATCTGGCCTTCCTTTTAAACGTCGTCAAATGTTACATCTAACGCTAACAGAGGTTGATTGATGAGTATTGTCAATTATCAGGATTTGGTTGGTACATTTCGCGCAATCGGCAAATCTGGATGGACGGCTGAAGAAGTGAACAGCTACCACATACCACAATGTCAGGCAGAAATAGAAGGCCTACTGGCCACCGTTTATACTGTTCCGTTTTCATCAAACAATGTCACAGCAAAGGACCTTGTTACACAGCTAGTATATTGCCGTCTGTCAGGCGGTTCAATGGAAGAAAGGCAAGCATGCAGGAACGAAGTATTAGATCGTGTAGAGAAGCTAAAAAGCGGCAAGGAATTGATGCTGACAAGTTCCGGGCCTATTGATTCCGGTATAACGAATATAATTTGGTCAAATACCAAAGATTATGACAATCCCACCACGGTTGATGATCCTATACGCTGGAATGTTGATAGCAATCAAATTGATGACATACGGGATGCAAGAGAATTGTGATCAAAGTTGAAACAAAACTTGCAGATAAGGAAATCAAGCGTATGCAAAAACGTGCGCAAAAGGTCAAATCATTAAAACCTGCTCATAAAAATATTTCTGTATTGTTGGATCGTTGGGTATTAAATAACTTTAAAACAGAAGGCGGAAATGTTGGTGGGTGGCAACCGTTTGCAGAATATTGTGTTGGCGGCAAAAGATCAAAATATCGCAAGATTAAAACGTGTGGTCGAGGTCGAATTGTTGGAAAAGGAAAATCCAGACGATTAGATACCAGTGCAAAACTCCTACAAGATACTGGCAGGTTACGCGGATCATTCTTTCCGCCGTTTTATACATCAACTACTGTCGGAATAGGGTCAGAATTGCCATATTCTGAGCCGCATGAAAAGGGCGAAGGAAGTTTGCCAAAGCGCAGAATGCTCCCGGAAGATAAAGATGTAAGAAAGCAGGTTATTCGTTTATATAAACATTTTATTGATGAGGCTATGAAATGATAAAGCAGCATCAGATATTAGAAAAAGCGACTAAATTATTGATTGCATCGCCTGATCTTCAAAATGAAAAAGCCACAATCATTCAAAGCGAAGATATAAACGAGAATCCAAATGTTGTACCGTGGATTGGCGTGTATCCCGGAGACACTGAATATGAACCGGCCAGAGCTGGTAACATATGGCGCAATGAAATGTCTTTTCGCATTACAGTACAGATTGCCAATTCCAGAGATGGTAATATTGCAGAGCAGCAGATTAATGAATTAGAAATAATGGTGATAAAAGCTATCATGCAAAATACATCAGAATGGTCTAATCTGCTAGATATGTTCACATCTTTGAATATATCGCCTGGGTTGCGCGAAACAGAGGATGGGACTATTGTATTTCGTGAATCAGTTATAACATTCACCGGATTTATTGAACAACGATTATTTGATTAACTGGAGACAGTAAAATGAGTGAAACATACGGGCAAAAAGCAAATCTTGGCATCTGTTTTCAGGATTCATATGGAACCAGCAATACAAGTTCTATGCACTGGATTGAGTTCATGTCTGAAGATGTGGTTCCAAAAAAAGAGGCTTTGAAATCTCAGAACATGCGAGGTATCTTTGAAGAAGGAGATGCATACGAAGGCAAAAACTCAGCAGATGGAAATCTCGAAGCAGAAGCGCATCCGATTACGTTGGGAGTTTTCCTTACTGCGATTTTTGGAGCGCCCACAACTGTAAATTCTGATGGAATTTATACGCACACATGGCAGCCAAGCCAAACGGATTTTGATGATAAAGTGGCTAACATTCCATTTACACTTTATAAAGATTTGAACGATGGCGGATCGGCATCATTGCTTTATGATCTAAATGGTGCCACGCTCGAATTAGGCGTGGCAAATGGCGAGTTCCTGAAGTCAACTCTGGGTGTTGTTGGTGGAAACTTTGAACAGCTTGCCGCCCTTACTCCCTCATTCCCTAACGGCAAACGCTGGACGTGGGATGTATCATCCGTCACGTTCGGCAATAGTGAGCAGACAGGCCTGGCTGATCTATCATTGACAATCAATGATGGCGTGGAGGCATTACATTCTCTTGCGGCATCACGCGGCAAGTGGCCAGCACGATTAAAGCGCACAGGGTTCCGGACTTTTGAAGTTAGCGGCACAATGCGATTTGATAATCAAGACGAGATGCAGGAATTTTTATCATTCAATGAGCGTAAATTGGATGTTAGCTTTACAGGACCTACTGAAATCCAATCAGGCTATTATGAAACGTTACAGATCGTTATGCCAGCAATGCTATATACTGATTTCCCAGCTGGTGCTAGTGGCCCTGGATTGATTGAAGTTGGTTTTTCTGCAAACGGCAATTATCACACCGGAAGCGGAACTGCTATGGAAATTACACTGGTTAATACTAAAGCGGCTTACGTTTAACATTACTTTTATTTAACAAATAACATGAGGTTGTTCAATGAGCAATTACACGCGCAATATAGTTAAAACTTTTGAATTTGATGGGGATAGTATTACTGTTGAATTTAGCAGGCTTAAACGTAAACACTTGATGGCCTTGTCACCATTTTTGAGTGATGACGGGGCAATGAAGTTTTCAGATCAAATGGAGATGATCAATGCTGCATCTGAATTTATTCCTGAATTAATTCAATCATTTGATGGATTGAAGGACTCAAATGGAGACGTCATAAGCCTGTCAGAAGTGCTTGAAGAATCGTATTTTACGCCACTGGTTTCTGATATATTGAGCGCGATCATGGATGTTAGTTTTCTCAACCAGGCCGATGTAAAAAACTCAAAAGAGCAACAAGGAGAATCTTCGGTGGATTAACATATTTTGGAACTGAAGCAATTGCTAATGTATCAATAGATCAGTGGCTTTATTTGTTTAGTGATAGTCACAGTAATATAGGTTCTGACCCATCATTAATTGCATGGCCGGATGGTAGATCATTATTAGATCAGGATATTATAGTAGTTGCTATATTTAATGTAATTAAGTCCGAATTATCACATATGCGAGAGGAAAAGAAATAATGGCAAATGTAATCGAATATCGCATTGTCGGTAAGAACGAATTTAGTGCCGCATTTTCTTCTGCAACGAAAGGAGTAGATAAAATACGGTCAAAATTAAACGGACTTAATAAAACATTATTCAATATGAAATCGGTCATTGGTGGCGCATTGGCTGCCGCAGGTGTAGGAGGCCTGGTTAAGTCATTTATCGGTGCTGCAAGCACTACAGAGCAGTTGAAAGTGCGTCTTACCGCTTTGCTGGGAAGTGTATCAGAGGGCAATCGTCTATTTGATGAAATGTCCGAATATGCTTCTAAAGTTCCCCATTCTTATGAAGCCGTGATGGAATCCGCGACTGCCCTTTCTGGAGTAATGAAGGGCGGTGTTGATGAAGTAGTCCAATGGATGCCGATGATTGGCGACCTGGCGGCAGTTACCGGCTTGTCTGTACAAGACACGACAAGCCAGGTCATACGCATGTATTCGGCAGGGGCGGCGTCTGCTGATATGTTCAGGGAGCGCGGCGTGCTTTCGATGCTTGGATTCCAAGCGGGGGTATCGTATTCAGCAGAAGAAACAAGAAAACGACTCATAGAGGCATTTGAGGATCCGGCATCTAAATTTCGCGGTGCTGCTGATGAGCTGGGAAAGACCTGGGAAGGGTCGTTGTCTATGATGAGGGACAAATGGTTTCAATTTCGTAACAGAGTCATGGAGGGCGGGCTATTTGATTATTTCAAAGCAATTGCACAACAAATAGATGAGGAAATCGGCAAAGGGCTGGAAAACAGCAAAAAACATGCGGCAAGCTGGGCAATATCTACTATTAATGCAATTGAATCAACCGCCAAATCTGTTGGGATATTAGCTAATGCAATAAAAGGAATTGAGGTAATCTGGCATTTGCTTAAAGCGGCAGCTTATTCTTATACATTTGCAGTTAATGAAGTGGTTGTTCAGACTGTAAAAATGATCGAATGGTCTATAAATAAGGTCATTAGTCGTGTAAATGACCTCATAGATGGCGTAAACGCAATAGCTGATGTTGTGGGCTTGGATGGAATGACGCTTATCAGAAAAACTGATCTCACATCCGTAATGATGAGAGATCAAGCTGAAAGAGTTAAAGCGATTGCGCAGGCATTAACTGATGCGCATGATGCTGCTACGGAAGGGTTGCCGTCAGATAAAATTGAATCTTTTTTTAGTAAAGTTCGAGAGAAGTTTGATGCAATGCAGGCGCAATCAAAAGATGTATCAGATAATGTAAAAAATAATATCAATAATGCTTTTGGTGCTGATAATGACGAAAGCAAAAAAGCATTAGACAACAATTTACAAGCATTTGAAGATAGTTTAAGGCAAAAATATGCGGCATTGTCTCAATCATTATTAAGTGAAGAAGAACGGCTGAAGTCTCGATATGAAACAGAAAAAATGCTTCTTGAAGATGCTCATGTTTCAGGTCTTGCTGATACACAGACTTATAATGAACAATTGCAAGAACTAGCAAGACAACATAATGAAGCAATGAATAATATTAATCAAAAAAGCATGATTAGTTATTCTGATTATATGTTGTCAATGATAGAGGAGTGGAGGATACAGATCGGCACGGTACAACAGGAATTTGCAGCTGTGACAATGAGCATGGTAACGGATATATCAGCGGGGATTGGTAATGCTTTTGCACAGACGATTGTGTACGGAAAAAGCTTAATGGAGGGGCTGAAAAGTTTAGCACAATCTGTTATTGCTAATGTTATACAAGCATTGGTGAGGATGGCTATTCAGCGCACAATATTGGCATCATTGTCTAAAGCGCTGGTTACTACTGAAGCCGCATCAGAAGCCAGTAAGGCAATCGGCTTGGCTGGTGCGAATATGTTTGCTTCTCAAGCTGCCGCCCCCTGGCCGCTTAATCTATTAGCGCCGGCCATGGCATCAATGGCTACTGCTGGAGCGGCTGCAAGCTTCACCGCTGGCGCTGCATTGGGTAAGGGTCTTGGAGCAATTGTAGGACAAGCAGATAACGGCCTAAGCTACGTCCCGCGCTCTGGAACGTACCTATTGAGTGAAGGCGAGCGCGTTATTCCTCCGGCGCAGAACAAAGACCTGACGAACGCATTATCCGGCGGTGGTTTTGGTAGCGGGGGGGTAATGATCGAATCATTGAATATCGAAGTATTGCCAAATGCGACAAACGCAGATGCTCTATTGAATATGGATGCACGAACATGGACTGAAATAGTTGCAGGGCCGATTATAGAGGCATTTGATCGACTAGGAAATAAGGGAATTAAGCCGGAGTTTGCAGGATAATGTATATTTTGCAGGTCGATAGTGACAATCAAATAGAGTTAGAACCTGAATACGATTTCACTCGTAAAGACGCAAAAAAAGAAACTGCATTGCGCGCCTGTGGTGGTACGTTGTGGGTTTATAAATGGGGCGATTGGGATCAGTGGAAATTCGGATTAACATTTATAAATTCAAATGATGCTTCAATAGTAAACAGCTGGTGGAAAAGTAATACTGAATTACAGTTTTATTCATCAAATGATACAAGTGATGTAAGCACAGTATTAATCAGAAATAAAAATACACCGTTAGGGAAGATGCAGCAACCCTATACAACGCTTTTCCGTGGCATGATTGAGTTGAGCACATATTAATGACTCTAAATGTTACAAGTTGGTTTATTGAACAAACATATAAAAGAATATCCAGCCCTGTAAGAAAGCTTTATATAGATACTGCATCTGATACGGCGGACTTATCAAATCATGTTCTAAAGTGGCCGACAATAAAACATAAAACAAGAATGTTAAGACCGAACAATATATCTATTCGGCTGGCAAATACTGATGGAAGTTTAAACTTTCTTCATAATGATCCACTAATAATGAGAAAAGATGGCTATTTAAAACTTGGATATACACATCCAGATTCAGGTGATGAATTAGTCGATATATTCGCTGGTGAAATAAACAGAGTCGCATTAAAACATGGAGAAGTAACCGTTTATTTTACAGACATATGGGATGAATTGACCAGAAAAATCGTTGGAACAGAGGAAGTCCCTCTTGATTGGACCGGCAGTAATTACAATCCGGCAGACATGATCTGGTGGTTGTGTACATCGTATGGCGGTTTATCTGATATAGAGTCAACATCGAATCCCAACGTAGATTGGTCTGCATTTGAAGAGTTCAAAACTGATATGACAGATAATAATATTGTCATGCAGGGATATGTTAAAGACCAAAAAGCATCAGAATGTATTAAGAGGATTGCATTACAATTAAATACGGATATTTTTGTAGATGAAACCAACAAATTGACGTTTAAGAGATTTACTTTAGCTGAAACAAATGTTACATCATTGTCAGGTGAGAATGTTATAACATGTAATATTGAGGTTGATGAAGAAGATATGATCAATCGACAATATATAAACGCTGGTTACGATATAACAAGTGGATCGTTCGGTATTGTTGTAGAAGATTCGAGCGAATCTAGTATTAATAGTTATGGACTTGCAGAGCAGATACATAAAGATGAAACATTCTGGCATGTTGATTCATCATCAGCATTATCATATGCGCAGAGGCAGATAAGATTAAAAGGCGAGCCGTACACTAAGATAGACATTGAGACCACACTGGTTCCAATCACAAGGACTATTGGAGAAACTATTTATGTTAACAATCCTCTGTTTGAAGTAGAAGGAGGCTATCGAATGTTAGAAAAAGTAATTGAATTGGAATCTGGAAAAATGCAGGTAATTGGGGATCGTACAACATTTGCCGATGTATTTACATTAGATTACAGTTCATTAGATAGCGTTTATGTATTAACATAAAGGGCAAATTATGACTATACTCAGAACAATTACTTGTGATATATGCGGAAAAACAGAGACGGAAAAAACAACGAATTCCGGATGGATGGGTTGGGGAGCCGTACAGGGGATAAATTTTAATGGGGAGCCAACACCTAACGTTTGTCCAGAACATATTGCACAAATAGCAGATTTTATGGATAAATTGAGGATTTCTTATGTCGTGGACTGATTTAACATTCTCATTCGGACAGGTTTTAACATCTACTCAGATGACAAATCTGGATGATAATTTTGAGGCACTTGCAAATGGTGACTCGGGTGCTCCGAATGTCACGCAAGCCGGAATAGCTGCTTCAGCGGTTGGTCAGTCAGAAATGAAAACAACCACGGCGAGCCAATCTGAATTGGTTAACAACAAAGTCACGGTAGCGCTCACCGGTGGAGATTATACATTAGGTTGGTATGTTGGGGCAGATGCTAATTGGACTGACAGCCACACTATAATTGCGCATTCTGATACATATGCAGCTAATGTTGCAGTTGTTAATAATTCCGGTTCTAGCACAACATTTTATTTTTATTCTCGATATATTCAGGCCTCGCCTCCTTGGAATTTGGGCAATGGAGATATTCCGCTATTCGTTATGGCGCTGGTAGAAAAATCAACAGGCGATATATTCGGTACATATGTTGCAGAAGACCCGCCCTGGTATGCACATGGACCGCATGACATATCGCCAAGGGGGCAGCTACAGAAGGAGCTTGGTTTTTGGGGAGAGGATATTAAATCTATATTAAATGGAACAAGTGCAAACATTCATAAATCTGCATTTATGAAAAAAACATCACGCTTTAAAAAACGTGATGAAAAAGAAAAAAATAATGTATTAAAACGCAAATTCACAATGGAGGAAAAAAACATTGATATGAATGTTGTCCCTCATTTATTCAATACATCACATCTAAATATGAATGATTTTGCTGTTGTGTTAATTGATCCGGTGTCCTCACTGATGGAGGATTTACGTGAGTTAAATGCAGCAGGTGAAAATATAAGCAAGTTAATCGACGGAAAATATATTACTATTGGAAATGAATTATCTGGAGTTGCATCACCCAAAGGCGTTATTTGTGTAGCTGGAGGTTGGAAATGATTTTTGTTAGTGCAGGTCATCATCAAGAAGCAAAAGGCGCAACTTTTGGTGACTTTAACGAATATGATGAAGCGCAGATATGGAAGTCATTGATATTGTCCGGGCTTGGTGATTTAGGTATGGCCGTCCCAAGTGGGGTACTTAATCAAAAAACAACATTCATAAACTCATGGTCTGATTCACCTTCAGACATTGCTATTGAAATTCATTTCAATGCGGCAAAGGATAAAAATTCAACGTATATAGGCCAGGGTTGTGAAACCCTATACTATCCCGGCAGTAAACGGGGGAAAGCTGCTGGAGAGGCGATTCAGGAGGCCCTGGCGCCTATTTTCCCGCCTAACAGGGGAGCCAAGGAGGGGTATTATAGAATGGATAGAAAAAATGGAGTAGATTGGTTTTTGAAAAAAACAGTTTGCACAGCATTGATTATTGAACCTGAATTTATTCATCATAAACATAAAATTCAAGGGGATCGTGGTATAGCTTGTAAATCAATAGCAAATACATTAATAGATTTCGTTAACACTGGTGGTGAAAATGAGTAAATTAGCCGATGTAGCAGCATTTGGATTTATTATATTATGGGGAGCCGTGTATAACATTGTTACTATCCCAAAAAAGATATATCAAAAGATAACTAAAAAGGAAGAAAAAGATGAAACAGTGGTATAAATCTAAAACTATAATAAAAGCATTAATCAAATTGGTTTTTGCTATAGCGGGTAGTGTATTTGGTATATCGGTTGACATTCCTGAGGCCACTATTATTTCGCTTGTTGGCGGTGTTGATGGTCTTATTGATGTGTGGTTGCGATTCAAAACTAATCAAAAAATCGCCGTGCACAATATATCCAATGCCAAATCTGGAAGCGGTAGTAGTGAAGGAAGAATTATCTTTGATCCTCTCGACGATTACGATAAATTTTAATTGCAAACTGGAGAAATAAATGAATTTTTTAAATCAAATGGCAATAAATCTGATTGTTACTCTCGTTCAATCAATGATGGATAATGGCCTAGTTGAAGCGCTGCAAGACTTGATTCAAGAGGCGTTTAATTGGGATATGCCTGGCGAAGATAAACGGCAGGCAGTACTTGATAAGCTAAAAGCGTTTGGCGGTGTTATAGGGGCTGCTATGGCGGCTACAGCCCCGTGGCTGATCAATCTTGCACTCGAGGCGCTGGTTGCAAAGAGCAAATTAGAGCAGGAATGATTTCTAAGTCAAATCAATGAACATTGATTACGAAAAATCAATAAAAAACGGAAATATAATGCCGGACGTTCAAGAAAGATTAGCGCGAATAGAAACTAATCAAATGCATTTGAGTAAACAGCTCGATAGGATGGTTGAATTATTAGATAGATTAGTTAGGGTGGAAGAACATGTTGAAGAAGACCGTCGTGATTTAAAACGTCTTTATTATCGACTTGAAAAAGTTGAGCAATCTATTAGCTCATGGAAAACAGCAAAAAATATTTTGATTTGGATTTCTGGGATAATGTCTGCAATAATTACCGCTGGGGTTTCTTTTTTTATAACAAGAACGTGAATATTATTTTTCGTCCGGCGCTTCCCATCCATGTTTCTCTATTAGAGCTGCTTCAATAGTTAGCGCCCGGTTCGTGTCTGGCAAATCATCAATATATCGCCATAGCCATTCCGGTAGCTTTATTGACCGTGGGGTTTTTTTGAGAAGCGGGGGCATTGGCTTCCTGCCTGCCCCTTCTCTTTTTCCGCCTGCGCTCATTCTTCGATTTCAATCCCGATTTTTTTGGCATCATCAATAGTTATGACAATGCCCTCTGGGTGCTCATAGCAAACGCTGGTTTCACTATCTACCGGGTAAATAGCGCAGTCATCCATGCGGGTTACGGGTTCGCCGTCTTCAGCGTGCAGAACCATTACATTGCCGCTTTCATTAATTCTTCCAAAAATATCCATTGTTTTTCCTCTTTCGTTTCGAGTTTCAGCCTTTTCTCATCTCGTGAATATTTAGTCATTTACGCCGCTAACCGGAACATTCCCTCTAACCACATCGTCAGGGATATTAACCGTCTGATCATATTAGCATGCGGTTCTTCATTATATAACGCTGCATATCTATTGATAATTATATTGTCAACATTGTTTTCAAAGTCCTCTCGGATCAT